TGACCGATAAGCACGAGCGCTACGAGATCACATACGGCCACTGCTTGTGGGAGTTTGAAACACTAATGTATCGCCAGCGCAAGCGCGAAGCCTTGCCAACTGGCCCGCGCAGGCCGACGACTATGGCACCATCTATGCAGCGTGCGGCCGAGGCAAGTAAGAAGCATAGCATTGACCAGGGAAACCGCCTGTTCGCTTTGTTGTCGTATGACCAGCGCATCACAGCGGCAGAGGCCGCAGAGCTTTTGGGAGATAGCGTGCCACGCACGTCAAGCTATCTCAAGAAAATGTGGCAGGCAGACAGGGTTTACCGGGTGCGTGATTTTGTTGAAGTGCCGGGTTACACGAAGCTCCAATGGCGTTGGGTGTTTAGTAAGCAGCCGATCAAGCCGTTGAATAACTGTTTTGACTGATCGTGTGGGTGGCGTGATGTTGGAACATTCGGTAACGCACAACCAATAAACAAAGGTTGCAGTTAAGCCACCCACTCAGACTTTCTAATCAAAGCCTCACGCAGCCACAAGAGATTATTTAAAGCTGTCGAATGTTTTTTGCATAGACTGCTTTTCATCCATAAATTCCTCTGGCGAAATGTATGTTGTCACAGAGGTCAGCTCGTCTCCCCGGCGGAAAATCACAGCGCCTAATCCAATGGATACAAACGCAAACACGTCTGACACATCGACATTCTTCTTAGGCGTGTGGAATGCGTATCTATTGCTGGTCTTATGCGTCTTGCTTGCGGTTTTAACCTGCAAGGTCAACGTCTGTGTATCCGTCTGTATATACGCATCGTGATCTTTTATTTGGCAGAGCGTGCAGATGTAGCCAGCCAACGATAAGTAGGCGAGGGCTAAATGCTCTCCGGCCCTACCTACCGCCGCGCTGGCTTTTTGATCTTGCTTCGCCACTTAGCTAACTTGGCTAAACTAAGCCATGAGCCAAGTGTGGATTTTTTTGCTTTGATTGCTTCGATCATCCAGGCCATGATACCCGCCGTTCACGCGCTTGGTTATGCGCTTGATTGCGTCATCGGTCACGCCCTCATCGGCAATTTTAAACAAGCCGTTCTTCTCGAAAAACCAAAGCGCAGTTTCAAAGGCATAATCATCGGCCACCAAGTCTGGGTCAGTCATAACCTCCGGCACGCCCATATCGGACGCAAATGAGCGGTAATTATTGCGCCCGGTAAGCTGAAGAAATCCACGTCCAATGTATAGGCTGGCCTGCGCTTCATTCTCATTGCCCATGCGGCCTGAGTAAACCTTACCAGCAAGCCCAGTCGGGTTTTTAGCATACGGCTCTGCGTCTTCAACTGTTGGGAAGCGCGATGGCCACACAGCTTGTATGCGCTCTGGTGAGCTGTAGTACAGGCTCTCACGGGTGTGCTTAAATCCACCGCTTTCGTGTGATGCCTGCCCCATGAGGTGAGCGCCACGCGCCGGGGATAAGTTAAAATACTTTGCGATTTTGCGCGCCGTATTGGGTCCAAACTCACCATCGGCTGCTGTGCCGATTTTGGTTTGGAGACTAGACATTGCCTTACTCATTTCTTTTTGCCCTTAGCCGTCTTGGCGGCCGCTTTAAATGCACTGGCCTTTGGCGCTCCTTTTGCGCCGGGCTTGCGCATTTTCTCTCCGCTTCCGGCTTTAATGCGCGCACGCTTTTTGTGAATGTTTGAATACAGTCCCATTTCATTAAGTCCTCTTCGATTTAGTGCCAGAGCATTTCCAGCGCTTGCGTGAAAGATTAAGCGGACTGTTTGGGTCAGCCGCTGCTTTAGGAAACTTTTTCTTTTGCGCGGCAGAACGCGCGCAATACGCGTCGCCCTTTGCTGTGCCGGGCTTGACTCTAGGTCCGCCACCCTTTGCTTTGCCCGCCTGACCGTAGCTAACTTTCTTGCCACTGGACGTAACTTTAACGCGCGCCTTGCCCTTAGATGGTGTAGTTTTATTCATGTGTTTTCTCCAACTTTGAAGCAATACGGCCTTACAGCGAAACCCTTGTTAACCAGATCAAGAGCCAAGTTCATCGAGTCGGCCTGACATTCGGCTTCGCTATACCATATTTTTTTAGTGTTCGCGACCACCATGCACGACTGAGCCTGAGCGCTTGAGCATATAAGTAGGGCCGCGAGAAACATTATTTTTTTAGCCCTTTTACCGTGCGAATACCAAAGCTCGCCGCAATGCTGGCATACATTGCCCACTGGAACCACTGAGGCGCAGCATCCAAATTAGCAAAACCTTGCGCCATGTAAGGCTGTATGCCTGGTATGAAGCTACCCAGCACAATGGCTATAAACGCTACCGTCCACGCCTCATCTTTCCAGGAATTATTACTAGCCTCAATGGCAGCCTGCTCCCAGCTAATCTCGCCCGTGGCAATTTTCATCTTAGTTTCGGCTTCCGCTTTCTTCACGGCGGTCTTCCCGTCAATGTAGCTTGCCGCAAGTCCGCCGAGCGATCCGATTATTTGACCAATCATTTTTTAGCCTCCATTGCGTTAAATCCAAAATAAGCGGCAACGACCCCGCTTGCTGCCACAACGTACACTGTAGCTATATCTGCGATTAGATTAGCAGCAGTGTCTAAGCCCAACGCAGAGGCCGCTACAATTGCGAAAGGGTACAGTAACATGCCAGCAGCGCAGGCTGTAGTTAAGCGCCTCTGCGTATCTCTCTTAGCGTCAGCGTCCGAAAGCTCGCGCCAACGATCCTCAAGAGCAAGTTTCTGCCACTCTGCCTCGTCAATGGTGCCATCTTTATTTACGTCGTATTTGTCAAACGTCATTATGTGTCCCCTGTTATCTTAAAGCATTGCAGATATTCATTGTTTTTCGTCACCAGGACAGACGCCAGGCGCAGCTCATCCATACAATCTTTTTCAGACGCATACTGGCCCACCTCAAAGTGCGAGACGTTTGCGGCGAGCTGGAACCAAAGCAAAACCCACATCAGCGCACCTCATCTGCGAGTATCGCTGCGACCCAGATCAATCCACCGCTCCCGACCGCGAAAACGGTGCAGGCAACTGCAACAGTAATAAAGTAGAATATTCGGTCTCGCTTGGCCGCTTGCGCCTCAAGCGCTTTCTTTTGACGCGACCTGGCCGCTCCCATTTCGCGCTGCACTGACTCCCACATTCCCGGCGGGCCGTACAAGCGGCAATGGCTGCGTAGCGTATCCATCGCCTCTTTGTGCTTCATCTTGGCATTGGCAATGGCAAAACCCTCTTCCTCCGTGGAAGTTAGCCTGCCCAATGGTCCTTTGTGTCGGCCCTGCTCCGCGAGGTGAATGTCAGCTTCCAGTTTGGCCAGCTTTCCGAACTGAGGCAGAACCGAGCCAACGTCCTTGCCGGCCTGGACTGCGGAGCTAATGCCGCCAGCGACCGTACTGACTGCACTGGCGAGGGCAAGAACCTCAATCATCTTACCGCTCCATTAAGCGGTCGATCTTTTCCTCAAGCCGATCAAACTTGTTCATAATTTGAGATAGAACCTCGGAGCTGTCAGACTTTGTGACGTATTCTTTAGCCATTTCTTCGCGGGTGCGGTTAAGCAAGATGCGGAGGCGATCCAGCTCTTCGCGTTGTGTCTTTAACCACCAGCTAATGCCAGCGATTACGACGCCAAAAAGTATATTCAAGATCGCGTCCATTTCCATTTTAGTAACTGCCTTCCCAAACTCTAAATTTGGAAAACTCGCCAGACATCATTTTACGCTTGACGACTTCTTTTGCAGCTTCCGTATCAGACCATGATACACCGGCCTCCTTTAACCATGAGGCAAGAACGGCACCGTCTAAAAAGCCTGCGAGACGTTTTTCGCCAGACATGCCTATGCCAGCGTCTTTCGCCATCTGCGCATCTTTGAGAGCTTGGCTTACATCGTGCCGTTGCTTAATAACCATGTGGTCATGGTCAAAGCTAATCTTTTCTGAAATCTTCGCCATTTGTTATTTGCTCTTGGCGCGTTTAGTAGGCGCTGGCGCTGGCGCTGGTTTAACGTCACCAAGCACTTTTAGTGCATCTGGGCGAACGCGCATTAGAGTTTCAACCTCTGCGTTGGGCAGCTCTGCCGTGTCCTCTTTAACCAGCTTGCCAAGGGATGTATGCACCTTGTGGCCCACAACTAAAACTTTTTTCATGTTATTTCTCCAATTGAGCAGAGGGGGCGTAAAGCCGCCCCCCCTTA